CGCATACGTGGACCCGAAGCAGGATTTGATCTCGACAAATAAACTGAATATACAGGCGAAAGTCGTACCGACCGCCCTTCTGAAGGAAATCAATGTGGACTTATCATTTAACAACCCCTATAACAAAAGTAAATAATGGCAACATTCAATTCAAAGGAATACGCTTGGGTCGATGTCAATGTCGTGTTGCTTGGCAAACCGGTTGTCGGGCTTCGCGGGATTGAATACAAGTCCAAGCGTCAGAAAGAAGCCTTGTACGCTACCGGTAAAAAAGCGCGTGGCATACAGATGGGCCGGAAAGAATACGAGGGTACGGTTACCGTCCTCCAGTCCGAACTGATCGCCATGCAAGCGGCCGCCAAAGCCAAGGGATATGACGACGTTACCGATTTGGAATTTGACATCATTGTCTCTTACGTGTCGGAAAGCGGCGTGGTGCAGACCGACAAAGTGGTGAACGCCTCCATAACGGAAGCCCCGAACAACATGAAAGAAGGCGACCTGTACAGTGAACACGCCCTTCCTTTCATCGCGTGTGACGTGGAATATAATGTAGTGTAACCCTCATAATAAAGTATAATCATGAAAGAAACAAGGACAATCACCCCCGAACAGATAGATAGTTGGAAAAAGAAGCACGGCGACGTATTCTGTGTGACGGTAGGCGACAAAGTGGCCTACCTGAAACGCCCGGACAGAAAAACGCTTGGCGCGGCAGCCGTTGTCGGCAAGAATGACCCGATGAAGTATAACGAGATCATGCTGCGCAATTGCTGGCTGGCCGGTGACGAAGAGATCAAGACGGACGACGCGCTGTTCCTCGGCGTCTCGGCCAAATTGGGCGAACTGATCGACATCAAGGAGGCAGAGCTAAAAAAGCTATAAGCGGCACGACCGTCGCGGAGAAACCCGGCTGGCTGTTCCTCTCGGACGCGCTGATCCGCCACTGGCTGCACATCGACCCGTCAACGCTCGGCGACGAGGAATGGGCCTTGCAGGTCAGGATGTCCGAATGGGTAAAACATGACTTTATTAACAGTATAAGCAAATTATGGCAAACAAGATAGAATACATCTTCTCCTTACGTGACCAGATCAGCGCAAAGCTGGGAAGCATTACGGCGACCTCGGATAAAACCGTGGCCGCCCTTTCCGGCGTGCAGGAAAAGGTCCGGACGGTGGACAGCGTTTGCCGTGACACGGGCCATACGATCGGCTCGCTGAAGATGAAGGTCGATGCCTTGCAAGCCGAAAAGGAATGGATACCCGCCGACAATCTCCCGGCCATCAAGGAATACAACCGCGAGATTGCCCGGCTCACTGATGAGATAGAGGAACTGGAGACGGCCGCCGGTGGCGGCAAGTTCAAGAAATGGGCGGATGAAGCCTTTGACGCGATACCCGGAGCCAATTTGTTGAAGAACCCCCTTGTCACGGGAATGACCGCCATTGGCCTGGCCGGTAGTGCGGGCATGAGCTTCGATGAGAACATGGCGCAGGTGAACATCACCGCCCAGTTGGACGAAACGGGGCTGGAGGATTTGAAGAAGCGATTGAAGCGGATCGCCGCCGACAACAAGACGGACGTGCAGGTCACGCCGGTAGGTTTCGAAGCGATCAACTCGCAGGTGGACGACGTGGACCTGTCACTCTCCATCCTGGATGCCGCCCTGAAGGGAAGCAAGGCCGGCTTTACCGACCTCGACACCGTTTCGGCGGCATTGGCGCAGACGCTTTCCATCGTGGGCAAGGAGAATACGACGGCGGCTGAGGTATTGGACACCTTCTTTGCCGCCAAGCGTGTGGGCGCGGGCGAATTCGCAGACTTCGCCCGTTACATGCCGAACCTGATAGCCGGTGCCGACAATCTCGGCATCGCCTACAAGGAAGTGGCCGGAACGTTCGCCTACATGACCGGTAAGGGCCAGAGTGCCGAACGTGCCGCCACATTGATGGAAAACGCCTTCTCGGTATTGGGAAGGGTGGACGTGAGAAAGAAACTGTCTGCCGCCGGTGTGGACGTGTTCGACGATACGGGCAAGATACGTGGCGTGGTTGACATATTCACCGACCTTCAGCGGGTGATGGCCGGCTTGAACGATGAACAGAAATCCTCGTTCCTTGAAAAGATCGGCCTGGTGGATAAGGAGGCGAAGAGCGCGTTTGCCGTCCTTACGTCCGATATAGGTAAACTCTCGGATTCCATGAACGACGTGGTGAACGCCTCCGGTGAGACGGATGCCGCGCTTGGCTATTCGGCAAACAGTATGCAGAAGGCTACCGAGGTATGGAACCAGTTCAAGAACATCGGTACGGAGGTAGGCGAATTGATGCTGCCTGTTATCGGTGCGGGGTTAACGATTGCCGGTACGGTACTTTCCGGCGTGTCTGCCGTATTAGAGGTGGTTATCGGCTTTTTCGAAGGCTGGTATTCGCTGGTTCAGGAGGGAAATCCGGTTATTGTCGGACTGACCGCCACGTTGGGCATACTGACTGCTGCGATGGCTTTGAATTACGCCTGGACACAAAAGGCGGTCGTTATCGGTGGCATCAAAAAGGTATTGGATATTGCACAGACCGCCGCCACAAGCGGCCTGACCGCCGCGCAATGGGCTCTCAACGCCGCATTTGCAGCCTCGCCCATCGGACTGATAGCAATCGCCATCGGTGCCGTTATCGCTGCCGTCACCTATTGCTGGCAGAAGTTTGAGGGCTTCCGCATGGTGGTTCTTGGCGTATGGGAGGTGGTAAAGGAGTTCGGGCGGACATTGCTTGACAGCATCGTGAAACCGTTCAAGCAGGTGTTGTCCGGTATAGGCGGTGTTTGCTCGGCCATTGTCAGCTTACTTAAAGGAAATTTCAAAGAGGCCGCCGGACTTGCAAAGGAAGGGTTCACCGATATAGGCGAAGGCGTATTGGGTGCCAACCCCGTATCGGTAGCCTACAATACCCTGCAAGGCGGCAACTATTCTGCCGCCTGGGAGAAAGGCAAACAGGCGGGACGGGACAGTTGGGCCTCTTCCATGCAGCCGGACGATACCGATGCCGCAAACAAACTGATGCCGGAAATTCCGGAACCGGTTACATCCCCGGCTACAAACGTGCCGGACTTCGACGCGCTGATGAAGAAGATCGGCACCACTTCCAAAGGGAAAACGGGAACAAAGAAATCGGCTACGCTCCGCCTGGACGACGAACCGGTTACGGCCAACCTTGGCGAGACAGCCGAATACACGGCCGCCACACGGAAACTGGAACCGGCAACGATCCCGGTGAAGGCCGCCGAAGTGACCGCCCCGGCTGCGCAGGTTATCGGAAAAACGGTTCCCTTAAACAGCGCGGCCCCGGCTACCGGCAAAATCGACGAACGGACGCAAACATACGACGGTGAAGAAACAAACTACCTTGCAGACATCATGCAGAATGTCCGCAAGATTGCCGCCGCCGTGCTGGTTCCGCTAACCATTGCTGCGGCACCGGTTGACGAGGGGAAAGCGAAGGAAGCCGCGCCTGTAAATGTCTCCGGTCCGGCTGTAGGCATCCCCGACATCGCCGTATCTATGCCTGACATACCGGATATTCCCACTCCGAACATTTCCGACGCCTATAACGTGGAGAACATCCGCGAGACGAACAACCAGTTCGCGACGGACAACAGCCGGACGTACAATGACAGTGGACGTAGCATTCAGATCGGCAAGGTGTGTGATGAAGTGGTGATCCATGTGGCCAACACCGACCAAAAGGGCGGCGACACGATACGTCAGGAGATTATGAATATTTTGGAAGAATTAGGGGAAGGATAGCGTATGGCGACAAAATACACGGTTAAGGAAGTTGCGCAAACATTCAAGCGCGTCAGCCAGTTCAGCCTGGGTGACATGCTGCTGAACGTAATCGGCTATAAAGGCCTGCCGTACCCCGGCGGCTTCATTCCGGACGCACCCGGCAAATACAAAGGCGACGGGTACGAATACCCCGGTGAACAGGCCTCGGAGAAAATGAACTCCGACTTCGGTTCCACACTTCGCAAGAAGGACGCGCAGGGTCGGTTGTATTTCATGCCGGTGGTGCTGGAGCACAAGGGTACGGAATACGAGATACCGAACGCCGTTATCTCCATACGTGGCAAAAAGACGATTGTCGAGACGGCGATGGTCGGGCGCAAGGGGACGGTCAAGGAACTGATCTCGGTGGACGATTACGACATACGCATCGCCGGTGTCTGTTTGGATACGGATTTTCCCGACAGCCAGTTGGGAGACCTTGCAGAACTGTATAACATCAACGAGTCGGTTACGCTGAAATGCGCCCTGACGGACATCTTTCTGGATGAAGAGGACAAGGTTGTGATAAAAAGCATCGACTTTGCCGAAATGAAAGGCTGCGAGACGGCCCAGGTGTTTACGATGGAACTGGTCACCGACCGGAGTTTTGAATTAATATTGGAGTGATATGTTTGTATTATGCTGTGAAATAAAAATCGGTTCGGTCTCTTTTAAAAGCGTCCACGACGTGAAGATTAAAAGAAGCCTGTATGACCTTGCCGCCACCGCTACCGTTAAAGTTCCGGTGACGGCGGTGCTGAAACATGCCGGTGAGCCGCCTACGCATATCGAGACGGCCCAGGTGGTCAAGGTGGGCGACAAGGTGGAAATAAAGCTGGGTTATGACGGTTCGTTGAACACCGAATTTGTCGGTTATGTGAAACGGCTGAACTACAAAGTGCCGCTGGAGATAGAATGTGAGGACGAATATTACAAGCTGCGCTTTCTGAACTGCGTTTTCAGCAAGAAAGAGACGACGCTCAAAGAGTGTTTGAACACTGTTCTAATGGGTGTTCAAATGGGTGAAATCGTTCCCCTGACACTAAAGAATTTCGTCATCAACAATAAACCCGGAAGCTGGGTGCTCGGACTGCTGAAAAAGGAATACGGGCTGGTCGCTTACTTTGACATTGACGGCAAACTGAATGTCGGCAAGGCCAACGACGTGAAAGGCGAAACGGTGAAATACGTCCTCCGTGAGAACGTGATCAGTGACGATGAGTTGAAATACCAGTTGGCCGAGGATGTCAAACTGAAAGTGAAGGCCGTTTGCTATTACAAGGATGGCACGAAGATAGAAGGCGAGCTGGGCGAGGACGGCGGGGAGACACGCACCTTTTACTATTACGATGTAAAAGATGCCGCAGAACTGAAGACGCTGGCCCAGGAGGAACTGAAACGGTACAGCTTCGACGGCTACCGGGGCAAGATAAAAACCTTCCTGCTTCCCTACGCCCTTCCGGGAGATGTTGCAAGCATCGAGGACAAAGTATATAACGAACGGAGCGGCGACTACTTCATCGAAAGCGTGGAAACGTCTTTCGGGACAGGTGGCGGCCGTCGCACCGTTGAAATCGGTATCAAGGCATGAGCAAGGAAATGGAAGAATTACGCCGGAAGTTTCAGGAGCGGTTCGGCGAGAGCGGAGACCATGTATTCCAGGGCGTCGTTACCGAAGTGAACGAGGATGAGTTTACCTGTACGGTAAAGCGTGACGACCAGGTGGATTACTTCGACGTCAGGCTTCGCGGACTGGTGAATGCCGACCTTCAGGGGTTCGCCTTCATCCCGCGTATGCAAAGCACGGTACTGGTCTGCCGTATCGGGAAGAGCAACGAGTTGTTTGTCTGCCAGTTTACGGAAATCGACAAGATGATATTCACCGACAACGATTTGGAAGTAAAAATCGACACTGAAAATATCGACATCAAAAAAGGCGACAAGATCTCCGTCCACGTGGACGCGGAAAAACTGGAAGTGACGAACGATAAGGTGAAAGCCCTGCATGAAGCGGACAAATTGACCGTAACGGCAAGCAGTACCACCGTCAAGGCTTCGACCGCCGGTGTCACGATCACCCGTGGCGGTAGCGGATTAAAAAAGACATTGGACGACATGCTGACGGCGATACAGGCTTTGACGGTGACAACACCGCATGGTCCGTCGGGTACGCCGATAAACTCGGCAAAGTTCGCCTCCATACAGGCTGACTTGCCTAATTATTTGGAGGGCTAAGGTATGAAGGACTACAAGCAACAATCGGACGGCGACCTGGACTTGACAACCGGTGATTTGTTGGTCGCGGAAAGCACTTACCAGCACCAACGGGATTTGCTCTACAGCGACAAAGGGCATATCCGGCAAAAAGCGGAAGCCGGTGTCGGTGCGGTAAACTACATGATGGACAATGATCCGGAAGGTTTGCTCCGCTCCACCCGCAAGGAGTTCACCGCCGACGGTATGAAAGTGAAGAAAGTCGCCTTTGCGACCTATTCGAACGATTTGAACGTGGAGGCAAGTTATGAAAACGATTGAGGTGAAAGACGAACAGATATTGCTGGACATTGCCCTGCAATATTACGGAACGGCGGAAGCGACGGGCGAGATCGTAGCGAACAACCCCGACCTGAAAAACGAACCTTCCGCCGTTGTGGAAGCGGGCCGGGAACTGGGAGCCTTTTACCCGGACATCAAACTGGCTATCGGCAGCCGGGTACGGATTGACGACGACAGCCGCCTTGTCAAAAAGACGGTAGTCAAAAAGATAAATAGAAACATCACCACTTATATGGAGGCACAATGGCAAGAACGATTCAGCAAATAGAGGAAAGCATAACCGGAAGGCTGCAGGCCACATTCAGCCTTTCCACGTCGGCTGCTGCCGAGTGGCGGCTGTGGGTGCATTGCGTGGCATACTGCATCTACAATTTTGAACTGGTGCTGGACGCATTCAAACGGGAAATGGATGCGGACGCGGAGAAAGAGGTTGCCGGTACCGTCACCTGGTACAACGACAAATGCTACGAGTTCCAAATGGGCTACGAACTGGTGTTTGACACCGTGACCGGGCTCTTGGAATATGAGAAGGTGGATGAAGCTGCCCGTGTCATCAAGATAGCCTCTGTCAATGTCGCGGAGGACAACACGATCATGTTCCGTGTCGCCACCGAGGACGAAGAGGGGATGATCGTCCCGCTCACGAGCAACCAGCTTCTGAACTTCAAGAACTATATCGACGCGGTAAAGTTCGCGGGCACGAAATCGGAAGTCATTTCGACCGATGCCGACGAAGTGAAATACGACATCAAGGTGTATTACAACCCGGCAAACCCGGTCGATACCGTCCGTGAGGCTGTGCTGGCCTCGCTGGAGGAATTCAAGACGGCACAGAAGTTCGGCGGTGTGATTTATTCGCATAAAATGCTTGAGGCGGTTACGGGCGTTACCGGCGTGGTTACGGCAAAGATGATTTCCCTCGCCCGCAAAGGGACAGAGGACGCGGACTTTGTCCCGATCGACACGATGGCCTACCTGTATGCCGGTTATTTCAACTATACGGAGGACAGCGTGCTGGAAATGGTATCAATCAACGACATCTAAAACAAAAGGGTTATGAACATCATCCTGAACTTTAAAGAACTGGTCCGGCAGTATGTGGCCCCGCACCGCCGTCAAAGGGTACGCCTCGGCTGGCTTTGGGCACTCATCGACTTGGAAAGTGTGTGGCTGGCATTCGCCGCGTGGCGTGATTACTACCGCTACAAGGTGCACGTCACCAGCCAGCACCGTTCACTCGAAGGGCACCTGAACAAGACGTTCGGCGGCGGCATCCTGATCAAGAGTTACGAGGACCAGTTCCTCGCCATCGGCTTGAACTCGGAACCGGCGCACTGGGTGTTGTTCGAACCTATGCCGGAAATCGCCCTGGAGGGTGAAGGCGGGCAGAGTTTCCAAGATGTGGACTTCATCGTCTATGTGCCGGAAGGCATAGATCTTAGCCTTGTCCGGGCGGAGATCGAGCGTTATAAAATAGCAGACAGAACCTATAAAATAGTAACCAAGAAATGAAACGTCATGTACAATATCCCGGCGTAAGGAAATGGTCGGGAAACGATTTATTGGAGTTGCAAAGCGAAGGGCTTCGCGTGGCCGACGACTTCTTCGCCCAGTATGGCAACTGTGTGATCTGCGGTTGTGCGGTATCGGATGCCGGTATCGCCTCCGGACTGGTGAGCATCGACGGCATGGTGCTGCCACTGGCAGCTACGGACGTGGAAGTATTCCCCGTTTACCTGGTCAAGGACGAAGAGCATATCCAGCGCGAATATGCCGACGACAAGGTGCGTGACATCGCCGTCCGTTATTTCGCCAAGGCAGTACAGGCGAAGCCCACAGACGCGGGTTATATCGAAATTACCGCCGAGGGTACGGCCACCTTTTTCGACAAACTGCAAGCCGTATGGCTGACGGATATACTGAAACAGTTGGAAGCACTGAAGAAAGCGGACAAAACCCTTTCGGACGCCATTCTACTGTTGAAAGAAGCGGATACGAAAGCAGCAAACCGCATCGGTGTATTGGAAAAGAAGATGCCCTCTTTTCTCGATCATATCCCGACGGTGGACGACGACGGCTATTATGTAGGCGTGGAAGTATGGACAGTGGACGAATACGGCAACAAGACATTCTGGAAGTGCCACGACAATACCGAGGGCAAAGCCGTATGGAAACGCAGTGGTGAAGGCTCCGGAGGTGGCGGCGCCTACGGTGGCGCGGTTTACCTGACAGGGCAGACGGATTTTACAAAAGCAACAATCATAATCAAGGAGGGATATTTAAAATGAGCGAATCGACAACGGGTGCATACGTGTACCAGCAAATAGTGAAGAGTACGGCAGAATGGGCGGCCGATAAAACCGTCATCGTTGAAAACGTGTGGCTTTTCGAGCGCAGGACTGACGGCAAAATTGTGACGAAACTATCCGACGGCAAGCATTGTTATGCCGATTTGGACGAATACGGGCTTAGTGCTTGGGATGCTGCCCAGTTGGGTGGTTATGAGGGCACGAAAGAAGAGTTTTATTTATCTCTTGGCACCCTCGATGAAAAGGTGGAACAGGTGACGAACCTTGTCAATTCCCTTGACGGGAAATTCGCGGAAACCCCGGATTTGCCTTCCACACCCGGCGAGGACACGCTGACCTATCAATCAGGTGAAGCAACCCGTAACTTCTCCATCGGACAACAGTGCCGTGTTTACGAGGAAAAAGAAAAGGATTATGTCTTTTATCAGCTTTACAATATCACGGCTGAGAAAAAGGCCGACTGGCGTGTTGCCGGGAGTGGCGGTACCTCTTCTTTCCAAGAAAAGGCGGTCATCAAGCTGTCCAGTAATCAGGGTGTGAACGATGCCGCGCTTGTCGGCAAGAAAGTCACCGTTTCCTATTCCGGACAGCAAACGGAACTGATATGGAACGGCGAGGCATTGGAAATAAGCATTCCCATGCAGGTAGAGTATGACGTGACACCCGAATCTGCTTCCGGTTACGCTTCACCTGAAGCGCAAACCTATGTGGCGGTCGGCGGCAATGAAAGGCAGATCAGCCTTGTGTATTCCTGCGAAAAAGTGACCGTCAATGTTACGGCGGACGACGGCGGGGACTGTTCCGGACGTACCGTCACCGTTAAAAAGACTTCCGACAGTTCCGTAATCGGAACCGGCAAGGGAGCACAAGTCATCGTCAAAGTTCCTTCGGGTACAGGATATACCGTTTCGGTAGATAGTTTTTCCGGTTATCTGAAGCCGTCCGACCAGAGTTTTACGGCCAATTCAGCCGGCCGCATCGTGTCGTTTGAGTACGAAAAGATCGTTGATGCAGGGATTACGTTCGATAAGTCCAAGAGTGATCCGCAGAACATCACCGGCGAAATCAACTCCGGCGTTATAAAGATGATCCTTGCCAAGTTCCGCCGTTGCCTTTGCAAGAAAACCAAAGATGGCGAGGTTACTATCGCTTATCTGCGTGACGACAATAGTAATTTTTACGAGGACGGCACCGCCGCCAAGCTGGACGGTACGGAAGGCGATGTCATGGTGGATTTTCCGGAGTTCTATTACAAATGGGTAAAGGTTGACAACAACAAGTTTACCTACCGCTTTGCCTTTTATAATGTGGATGGCACATATAAGCATGTTCCACGTTCGCTTGTCGGAGCCTATAAAGGTTATATGACCGGTAATAAATTGTATAGCCGTAGCGGTGTAACTCCTACGACCAACAAGTCAACGAATGACTTTGACGGCTATGCGACCGCCCGTGGCTCCGGTTACCAGCGTATCGACTTCCAGCAGCATTGCGTAATTGCATTTATGCTATATGCGAAATATGGGAACCGGAACCTGCAGGCTGTTCTGGGTGCCGGTGGTGCCGTTAGCGGTTCTTCGGCTACGACAACGGGAAGCAGTAACGCGACAGGTATAACTGACACCCAAAACGAGACATCGAAATATGTTTGCGGATTGGGCCTTGAAGGTGTGTTCGGCGGTATTTATGAATGGGTGAAGGGAGTAATTATCAATAATTATGTTTGGACAATCACCGATCCGGACGGCTCCACCCGCAATGTGAATGCCGGAACAACAAGTGGCTGGATAACCAATGTCGCAGCCGAAAACGGCCCGTTTTTCGATATGATTCCGACAAATGTTGGTGGAAGCGAAACGACGCATTATTCAGACTATTATTATGAAAATAGCGGCGGCTCCCTTGTTTTGGCGCGCTCCT